AAGCTAAAACTCTATTATAATTTGCTGATCCTTGAATCCTGCCTATTTTAGATATAGAATTCTTCTTAATTGTTTCTACATATGCCTCAACCATTAAGAGAGTTGTTTCTGTAGCAGCTCCACCAGGAGGTGCAATACCAGAAATACCATCTACTATTTGTTGTAGCCCTAGTAATGTTTTCATTTGATATGGAAAATTATTTCCTTGATTTCCGGTATCTTTTAAATTTCCTATTGACATGATATAAATATTTAGACTATATAGTAATATACTTAAAAAAAATAAGAAAAACAAAAAACCCTAGAAGTTAATCTAGGGTTTAAGAATTTACTGTAGGAATTACTCAGTTACTAATTCCGGAATAGAAGCTTTTACTTCTTCTAAGTTACGGAAAGTACTTACTGCTAATAATACTTTATTAACATCTGGTAAAGAATACACACCTTTTAAGTTAGCAAGGTTTAATGCTTGTTCAATTACATTTAATGCTTCAGCTGGAGTCATAATTAAATTTTTTTGGTTTATATTATTTTCTGTAAATATAATAAATTTAAATTTATTTGATAGCTTCTAGCTCACTTTTTTGTGCTGGAGTTAATGCATTTGCAAACCATGTTTTACCTAACATAATAGCAATATGATCCACATTACGTTTTACTGTAGCTGTTTCTTCTTCAGATAATATTCTTTTTCTTTTTAATTCTGCAATTAATTTTACACTATCATAAGCTGCTAACACAGACTTTGCTGCTTGCTCAACTGTTACTTCTTCTTTAAATTGTTCTACTGACATTTTAGTTTAATTTTAAATTATTACTAAGCTAATAAAATTTTTCTATCTACACCATTGATTCTAACATTCCATACTTTACTTGAAGTATTTACTTCATTTGTTACAGAACCTGCATTGTTTGTACTTGAACCAACTACAAATTGATTTGTTGTTGATGATGATGCATTAATACCAATTACAATTGAATTCTCATGATTTGCCCTTGCGTTTGAACCAATTGATATTGTAAAACTTGATGTATCAGAACCAGAACCAGCTCTAGAACCTATTGCTGTATTCTCAGATCCAGTAGTATTATTTCTTAATGCCCACCAACCTAACGCAACATTATTAGAACCAACAGTATTAGTATAAAATGCTCCTTGACCTATTGCTACATTAATTGAACCTGTTGTAGTATCATAGCCACAAAGAGCTCCCATAATAATGTTTCCGTTACTTGTTGTATTAGCTGCTAATGTATTTTGCCCAATTGCTATATTTGTTGAACTATTAACACCACCAGGTAATGCGTTGTGTCCAATTGCTATATTATCACTACTACCACTTGTAAAACTTACTCCAGAACCAGAACCAATTGAAACATTAGCAAGAAAATTACTATCTGCATTAATCCCTGTATTGTAACCAATATTAACATTTTGATCAGCTGCATAAGTTGTAATAAAAGTGCTTGCAAAATCAGCTACAGTAATTCCTAATATATTACCTTGTAAACTGCTACCTATTGATAAAGGTAACACAGCATTATCAGGAATATCTGTTATTATATTGTGGGATGTTATAGGATACCCAAAATTTATTTGTCCTTTAAAACTCATATCTATAATTTATTAGTTCATTGCTTGCCATGCTGAGCCATTGTATACTTTAGCCTTATTTAATGTAGTATCAAAATACATTTGACCTTTTTCAGCAGTAACAACTACAGCATTAACAGCAGCATCATTTGTATAATTTGGTAACTTAGGAACAGTTGGTAAAAGATCTGATCTTTTAACAGTAACTGTTAAATACTTATCATCTCTGTTTGGATCAGGTTCACCTACCGCAATTAATGCATTGTCACTTACTGATGTAACTACTCTATTTTGTTTAGTCCAGCTAAACCAATTTAATATGTCCATGATTTTTTATTTTATTATAAATACTATTAATAATATACAAAAAAATTTCCACAAAAAAAAGCCCTTAGTAAACTAAGGACTTGATTTCTTTGGCAAGAACTAATTACATATGTAGTCCAAGAATAAATGCCATGATTAACATTACTGTTACAATAGCATTTGCCATAAGGATACTATCCTTATCTTCATTCCATACATTGTGCATTCTACTATAGACAGGTTTTCTTAACTTATCTTGTAATTGAAATAACACAATCAGGACTATAATTCCCATTATGTAAAAGGCTGTTTTCATAAACTATCAATTCTTCTCCGCAAATATACTAAAGCTTTTTGTAAATCTTCCTTTTCTTTAGCAGGATTTTTCTTTCCCGCGCGCGCAACGTACTTAATTACATTACCGAGATAAAAGTCTTTATCTAAGTTCCACGCTTCTAATACTGCAAATACTTCGTAAGGATTATCAGCTCCACCATAATGCGCTGGTCTGATAGCTTCCATCTTTTCACAAAAGAGTTGTGCGGTAGGAGCAGGTTGTGGGTTAGTTACTACATGTAAACTATTTGCACTCCTAACTGCTTCCTCAGCTCTTTCCTTCAGCAACTCATTACGCTGCTTGTTTATATAAGTGTCATAATCAGCTGTTACCATCTTAGTACTTAAATGCTATGTCAAACTCTTTTACTAATAGTTTCATCTCTGTACCTACTATGATCTTCTCAGCAGACTCCAATCCAAAAGCTTGTACATATACTTTGTCACCCACCTTTACTTTCTCTACCTCATCTCCAATTGCAAAGATCTCAAGCTCTGTCCATTTTTTAACAGCTTCTTTCTCGCGCTCTGCTTCTTGAGCTGGGCTTAATTCAATCACCGGTTTCTCAATCACCGGGATGTTAATCAAAATTCTTTTTCCGAATAGTTCCATTTTTCTTTTTATTTATTATTTAATTGTTTTGCAATATACTCAATACATCCATATTCTGCTTCTTCATAGCTATCATATTTGGCACCTATAACTGAAAGTGCTTTTTCATCAGGTTTATAATATACTTTATAACCCCATTGGTTGTCACCATCTAAGGTTATTAAACCTATCCAACCAAATTCTTTTCTGAATAATTTTAATGTATGCATTATTTAAACGTGATTACTTTTACTACTGCCATTTGTGCACTTACTAATTCCCCAATTGCATGATCAAATAGCAAACTCTTTAAAGCGCTGCTATCAGTGGTTGAGTAGTTATCTTTAAGAATGTTTGCTGCTTCTGCAAATAACTCTTTTACTTTAGCTACCTCATCATCATTAGAAGGATTAAATTCAATACCTACTAATTTCTCACCAAATGAAAGCACCTTAGCTTCATTCAGTTTAATATCCGTAGCTGGGATATCTATTATTGATTTCTCACTCATTACTTATATTTTTTAATTGTTACTGCTAAGCTTTGCAACCATCCTTTCAAAGCTTCAATCTTACTTTTGTTACTTGTTTTACTCATCTTCTTATTTATTAAATTTAGATAATAATTCTGATATTACATAACCACCTGCTTCCAATAACTCTCTGTATTTTTTAAAAGAAACTAGTTCTTCTTCTGATATACTAGCCAGAAATTCTTCATCAGCAAATAGCTTTCTTATATTTACTAGTTTCATTGTAATATCTCCAAAGTCATTTGCAATATTTTCTTGATATGGTTTTAAATTTTCAAGATTGCTACGGTCAACTTTTAAGAAATCAACTTTAGGGGTAAATTTCATATGACATGATTTACTAGTAGCAGGATAAGAATCTAAACCTGTACTTAAATCAGTAATATGATATCTATCACCAATTATTGTAACTTCAACAGTTGTTATTCCTACAGCAACATGTTTATTAGGTGTCAATGTTTTTTCAAATTCTTTAGTATCCATCATTGTTTGTTTTTGGAATTCCTATTGCTATGTAAATTCTTGGTTTATACTCTTCAAAACTTCCCGGATGAATACTCATCTTTTTATTTCTAGCCATTTGTTTAATCTTACTAAAAGCATGTTTACGATCTCTACAAGCTAGAACAAAATATGTTCTCCTATGAGCAGGAATCAAACAACATGTTGCCAAATCACTTCTCTCTGGCATGGCTTTTAACTTTTAAAAAACTATTTTCTAATTGCTCTTCTGTTAATACACTCAAGACACCTTCATTATCCTTTATAATGTAATTATCAGGATTACACTTCTTAGGGCCCAGATCAGTATGCACATATAATGTCAATTGCTTTGTATTTATTGGTATGATAAACTCTGCTTTACCATTTGCAAAAGCAAACACAGAATCTCTATCATCATCTATATACTTTAATACATCAACATATGCAGGTTTACTCATATATCTTTCAGCCATCATGCATCATATTTATTATTCATACTAACCATAGGTGATATTTCTTCAGCCTCACCATCTTCATCAAAGTCTCTAGCAAGCAAATCAAATTTTGCTTTCTCTAGTAACCCTACTAAAACTGGTATTGCTTCTTTCTGAAATTGAGCTATTCTTATCTCATAACTCCCTTTGTCATAAGATAGAATTTCTAAAACTCTAATAGGTTCTTCCGCTTTCTTTTTTGCCATTGTTAATCTTGTTTGTTGGTTGTACAAATATATGAATTATTTTAAATAAAAAAACCCAGGAAGTAATTCTTGATCAGAGAAACTTTCCTGGGTGTTGCTAACAGTTATATGACTGACTAAGCGGGGTTCGTCAACCAGACTTAGTGCACATTCATTTTCCTGCGCAGAGAAGGCCAGATCTAGTGAGCAGTTCTTATGGTATGCTTACCTGGCACTGAACCTGCAGATCCTATCTACAGGGGAAGAACAAATAAAAAGCCCCGGTGTGACAAGAAGGGCACCGGGGCTTAAACATATAAGGAAGCGGAAACAGCCTTTTAATGTTGGAACAAATGTAATAACTTTTTTAATATATTACTTAAACGAAAACAATTTTCTCTCTTTTATTTTTTTAGCTGGTACTCCTGCTACACACATGTTAGCTTCAACACTATTTAATACTAAAGAATGTGCATATACACAACTATTCTTTTCTAGAATTACTCCGGGTAATATACTTGTATTGGTTCCTATTGTTACAAATTCATTTAATATTACTGGGCTAGATCTTACATTTCTAAATTCATCTGACACACATGGATTAGATAAGTATTCTCCTGTAAAATCATCTGATGAAGAGTATATGGAAACTCTTGATGATAAACCAGAATAGTCTTTCATTACTATCTTTTCTTTTCCGACAAGTAAACTATAACAACCAATGTGTACATAACTACCAATCTCAATACCTTTTTCACCAGCACTTAATATACAAAAGTCATCAATCCTTACATCATTACCAATATGTATATTACCAGGATTATAAATACTACACTTATCAGATATCAGAACATTCTTACCGTAGGAACCAAACCCTATCTTACTTAATGCTTGATCATCAAGAAACATATATATCAAATTTAGAAAGATCAGGATAAGCTAGTTCCAAATCTTCATTACTTATTTTACTTCCGTCACCTTTATAAAACTGACCCATTAGTTGCAAACCTTTTGCTGCTATCTCTGGCATCATATAAAAGTTCCATCCTAACATAGTGAAATCATCTTCTAAATAAGAACATTCATCTCTACCACTAAATCTAGCTTTTTTAAACCAGAGATATGCCTCATAGTTATCAGTAAGAATAGCACCGCCTTTACCAAGTTTCAAATGTTTGTATGGCCCAGTAAAAGAAACACACATATGACTTCCTGGAATATACATATCTGCTGTAAACCGTAAAGCAGAATCCCATACACGTGTCGGTCTCAGTTGATAACATCCTTTTATTGTATCCCCCGGCACATTATAAAACTTAACCTTACCCCCGGCATGCTTTATCTCACAAGGAACAGATGGATAAGTCTTACTAGGTATTTCAATTTCTGTATCTTTAATACCTTCATAATACAAAGCCAGAAACAAAGCATTACTCATATTATCTATTGCTACGACATAAGGAGCTCCTGTATAATCAGAAACTTTCTTTTCAAACTCTTTTGTTATATCATGAGGATTCATCTTACTTCTACAAGTTTAATATTAGTTATGAAATTTAAATATAATTTTTCTATTTGTGGTATGAATTCATGTTCAGGTAAAGAAATATAAAATCTAAAATAATTAAGAAAATTTTCTTTTGATAATAACCGTTTTGGATAATGATACATTCTATATTCTTTATCCAAAATCTTTACTTGATTTTGCATATTATCTAAAGCAAATCCTTCTTCTGTAACTATACTATGACCACCTCCTGTAATTTTAAGTTTTGCATTACTTCTTATCATCAAAGGTTTATCATATAAATGAGATTCTTTATCATAATCTCTATCAACACCAAACTTTAAACTTCTTAAATCAACATCAGAGTTACCTGTTTCATTATACATATTATAACCCTCAAAAACTATAACATCATACTCCTCTACATCTTTTAAATCTTTTTCCCACATATCCACCAGCTCATCATGATCTACTACTATAACCCAATCAGCTGTGGATTTTTTCCAATAATCACTTCTTAAATTATTAATTTTATTTACATGATTGACTGTTCTATTTTGATTTTTTGATTTTAAACCATATGTTCTTTCAGCACCAGATAAACAATCATCAGGTTGTGGTATTTCAACAACATTACAGCCCATGCTTTTACAGTAAGAAGTAGTGTTGTCGGTAGAATCATCATCAAAAACATTTATGACAGCATCTGGAAATCTCTCTCTATAATGCTCAATAAAGAAAGGCATTACATACATGCTGTTAAAACTAATAGTAAATATTTCAACTTTCATAAAACAAATATATACTTTCCGGGTCTATCTACCAAGCATGTTACTACAAGGTAAGTTACCACATGGTAATATGGCTCTCACAACTTTATTAATTTTTTACTTACGGTATTTGGGGCTTGTGTGTGGAATGACTTGAGTGGACCCCCTAGTACCAGCCGCCCCCCTCCGCTAAAGCTTTGGGGTACCCCCTATGCCTTTGCCCTGCTGGCTGGCACACAGCTGCGCCAACAAACTTTTTTCCTGCCGGAGAAAAAGTTTCTTTGGTTTGCTACCTAACCTCTTTGCACAGACCCTATCTTTTCCTAACCCTTAACTTAATTGGATAACAATTATTAATTAACCAAAAAACAAAAAGTTATGAAAGCAGTATTTGAAAAGACTTACAAGTCAGTTAACGCACAAGGTGTATTAACAACCAAGTTTAGATTCCATGTAAAGGGTACTAAACAAGAGATAGAAGACTACAAAGCAGACAATCCTAAAGCGGGTGAAGATCCTGTAACAGGAGCACCTATCTTTACAACTATTTACCCAACAGTAGATTGTATGAAACCAGGTGGAGTTCCTATGTACAAGTCTACTACAGGAAACTATGGTTTAGACTCTTCAGAGTTTGACGCTATGCAAGCAATAGCTAACAGCATTGGTGCAAGTGAGCAATTTAACAAACAAGTAATTGACAATTTAACAGGTAAATTATTTGGCTCACGTACTGCATCTATTGTAACTGTAGCAGACATTGCAGAAGAAGTTGTAGAAACAACTAATGACGCAGACTTAGATAACATCTAACAGCAGAGACTACCCGAAAGGGTAGTTTCTTTTTTGCTCAATTGCCCTATTCTTTCCTAACCCTCTATTGATATTGCAATTGTCATTAGACATTCCAATTGCTTTAAGTGTATAGTTATTTTTTTACATGTTAACATGTTAACTTGTTCTCTACATGGAGTAGTTATCAACAATATGTGCACTATTTGGCTAAATTGTTAATTATAATGGTCTCTACCCTATGGAGAAGTAGCACTTGATTTAGTTATTAACTCTATTAATCAAGTAGTTATGTTATTAACAATAGTTATCAACAATAGAATAACTAATGAAGCTGTGACAGATTAAGTAACTCTAACTTACTAATGGTTAGGTGATTAAAAAGTATGTTAAAGTGTGT